GTACATCTTCGGATGTCCCGCCCCCACCTTCCTCCCCACCGGAGGTAGCTGCCTGGCAGTTGCTTCTGAGGTGAAGAAGCTTCTCGGATCCTGCCCGAGTGACGACCCTAGGGAAGTCATGGCCTGGCAGTCCATCAAGAAGTCATTGCCTGCTTCGTGCAGCTGCATGACGAGATCCTTGATGGAGAAGCTTGTCGAGGGTTTCCGTCGTCCGAGACGGGATCTCCCTGCTGGCTACTTGCGATTCGTTCAACTACAAACCCGTCGTCTCTTCCCTAAGGGATGGGACCTCGGATACGAAGAGCAAGTTCTTCTTACCTCTCCTCCTCTCTCCTCGACCATTGGGAGCTCCCGGTCAAACGGCGGTTGTTTGGGCACAGAGATAGATCACGACAGTTTCCTTACGGAAGCTCTTAGTGGTGTAGCTCGCCCAGACAGGCCGCTTCCGGAAGCCGAAGTGATCGTCGTCCAGTCCGCTGGCAAGCCTCGTCCGTTGACGAAGTTTGCGTCCGAGGAGCTGCTCCTTCGACCCTTGCACAAGACGATTTATAATCATCTTAGTAAGAGTCGTTGGTTAGCTCGCGGTGACGTGACAGACGAGATGCTTTCCAAGGCCGGGTTCAACGATGACGGCATCCTTACCTCTGGTGACTACGCTTCGGCGACCGACAACCTGTCGATCGAAGTTGCGGAAGTCATGGTTGAGACAATGATGTCAACGTCGTCCATCGTCCCACAGTCTGTTCGTTCCCGTGCTTCCGAAATTCTCAGGCCATTTTTGTATTGGCTTGAGGACGACGGATTCGGCGGGAAGGAGCGTCATGATGTGGGAGTGCCTCGCATTGGTCAGATGATGGGCTCCTACCTTTCCTTTCCTCTTCTTTGCATGCAGAACCGGATGGCCTTCTTGTGGTCACTCCGATCTAGCGGGCTTAGTTGGAAGGAGACGGTTCGGACCCCTTGTTTGATCAACGGCGATGACATATTGTTCCAATCCTCCTTAGAGGTCTCGGATCGATGGATGTCGACCGTCGGTGGGCTTGGTCTTGAAGTCGAGCGGACAAAGACAAGCGTAGACGTTGAGTACGGTTCTTTGAACAGTACTCTGTTGCGTCGTGTTGGTGGCTACCTTCGGGTCGTGCCAACACTTCGCTTCGGACGTCTTCGCGAGTCAGAGTTCGTGACTTCTCTTGGTCGTGAGTTCTCCCTGTTTCTTGCAGGCGTTTCCAGTAATATCCGCTTTAGAGCGGGTATGGTCTGGTTCCGTAAGAAGATAGGCTCTTTGAGGTCAACTAGATTGACTCTTCATGAGCTTGGCTTCCGTGGATCGCTGAGCTTGAGACTTGGGCGACTCTTTGGTCTCGCTTGTTGGTCGAGCGAGGAGGTGAAACCTCCGCAGGCCCCTATAGGACACAACATTATCCTCCATCCGGAGGAGTTTGTTCGCGTGCCCGAAGGGGAAACTACAGAGGAAGTCAGACGCATGTCCGCCTTGGAGGGAGCTTCTTGGAAGTTCCAGATGGC